AATAAATAAATTGCTAAATGGTGAATGGAGCAATGATTAATTAGAAATGGATAATTCATAGTGAAAGGTAGGCAAATAGATATGACAGAGAATAAAGATTATAGTGGTGCTTGCATTAATTGTGATTACAGAACTGATCCAGATAATGAAGGTTATGTTTATTGTAAGTGCAAAGAAAGTGAATTGTCAGATGGAAGATGGCTTATGCAGGATTATGGTTGTGAACATACAACTGATGAGGAATATATGTAAATGCGTGCTTCATTAGAATTGGAGGTAAAAGAAATGAAAGAATGTACAGTTATATGTAATACTCGTTGGGGATATTGCATGACACCTAAAAAATGCAAATCTATTGCAGAAGCAATTAGATATGCAAAAGAAATGGAAATGGCATTTAGAATATTTGTGAATGGAAAATGTATTAAGTCAGGTTGGTATAAGTAAATTCGCATTTACTTGAGAAAGGATGGTAGATATTATGAGATTAGCAGTAACATGGGAAATGGCAGGATATGTAGATGTAGAAGCTGATACACTAGAAGATACAATGGAAAAATTCAATAAAGAAAGTGATTATATTAAGCTTCCAAATGGGGATTATGTAGATGGAAGTTTCAGATTGTCAACAGAAGATGTTGATGAAATGGAAGCTATTGTAGATTTTTAAAGAAACTAAGATTTACTTGGAAGGAGTGAAGAGAAATGTCTAAGTATATATGTGAAAAGACAAAGGATGAAATCCTTGAGATTATTGCAGATGAGTTTGATAAAGTAAACAAAGATTACGATAATGCGATGCAGAATGATAACGAAAAACTCAAGGAACGGAATCAGGGTAGATACGTAGCAATGTTTGATTTGCTGCATAGGTTAGAGATTTATGAAAAGTAAATAGCAAACGCAAAGGCAGTTAGGAGAATAATCTACTAGCTGCCTATTTTATTACAAGAAAGTGAGGAACGATTATGCTAAAAGTAAACGATAAAGTAAAAGTGCATATGTACGACACATACAACAGAGAAATTAAAACACGGAATTATGGAGCTGTGTTTACTGTGAAAGAAGTAAACGGAAAGCTTGGTATTGACTGGAATACAGAGAAATCACCAACGACTTGTGATGGCGAAGTGTTCACACCATTTGAAACATTTTCATATTCAGTAATTTTTGAGAATGTAGAAAATGGAAAGAAGTACCATTGGAGCAATGCGGAAAACGGAATTGTAGAGGAGGTTTAATATGAGCAGATGGTTATATGATCCTGAAACGGATTCACGGAATGGAAAAGAGTTTACATATAACTCACCAATACATGAGAACGATACATTATTCAGTGGTTTCTCATATAGAGAAATTATGGATGTTGTAATTGCAAATTATGGTCACGACATTACAGAAGAACAGTTTGACAAGGCACTCAAAGAGTTTATGGATATGCGAATTGAGGATATGAAAGAGAACTTAATGATGTGTAAAACGAATATGTTAAAGGAAATTAGAAAGGCAGGTTGATTAGTATGAGAGAAATTAAAGTTCAGTTATATAGAGGCGAAGATGATAATTATGTTGAGCTTTGGAAAACAGTTGAAGAAATCGAAGGAAAGCACAGATATTATGGAAGATACACATTTGGAAATGAGGGAACTTGGTATTCAGTATGTGATCCACTTGGTTATTGTGAATTAAATGCACCGATGGCAGATGATGTAATGTTTATTTGCTGTGATGAAAATGGAAATGAAGTAATCAGATATTCAAATGCTGATGGAAATAAACTTCCGAAATTTGAAACAGTAATCAAAAGAGAATGGAATAAGGTAAAAGAAAAGCTTCAGCATAACACAGAAGATTTGACTAAAAACTTTTGGGCTGAGTGCTGGAACGGAGACACTACAATGAAAATAAATCAGTGGTTGTTATCTTATAAAGATCCAGACTTATATCCTGAAAAGGCAAAAGATTATGATGAAAACTGGACAAATTGTTGGGCAGAAAAAGAAATTGGATATGAACCTATTCCAGATACAGAATTTGAGTATTTAGGTCATAAATATCAGTTCACAAAGGTAAAACATAAACATGAATACTGTGGTGTTGAGTGGTACGAATTTGTATGTACCGATTCTCCTTATGTAATGCAGGATACACCTTGGGTAAAAGATAGGGCATGGATTCAGTCTTATATGTATCTTGGAAATTGGTTCAATGATAAGACTTATGGAACAATGTATGATCAAAGAACAGCAAGAGAAAGGGTAGTTGCAGCACTTATTAAAAAGTTCCCTATGAAAGAGAAATGGGACAAGTTACTTTATGTAAAGAAGAGAACTGGAAATGAATTTTATAATTGTGATTGCTGTTATGAAAAGTCATATTCCGATATGGCAGATGTACTTATTAACAGAAATTATCACAGAAAAGATGTTGACCATCTTTGTAAGTTCATTAACAAGGAAACAGAAGGAATTGTATTTGCAAGCAATAGAGGTAATAAGTACACAATCAGACAGATTTATCCAGATATTTATGACTATGATAATTGTTTGATATAAGAAATGAGGTGACTGATATGCAGGTCATAGATAAAGTTGTTACACCAGACGGAATAGAAATTGAGCTTAGAGATCTAAGTGGTGAACACAAACTACCAGATTATAACGGAATGGAAATTGTCTTCCGTACAATTGCAAAGAAAACATTTCCACCAAACAAAGGATGGTATGCACAGAAAGGAAAAAAATTTCATTCATGTATTTGTTACTATAAAAATTATACATCAGATATGTTGAAAGCAGATTATGAGGAGTTAAAAAATGGTACAAAAACTCTTGCAGATTTGAAATCATATTTCTGGAATGGTAAGAGAGACAGTTATGTACTTGGATTAGAAGGAAGTGAGAATTATGCAGAAAACATTAATGGAAATGCTGATTGAAGCAGGTTATCCGAAAGAAGAAATGTTTCATCCTTCGTATGGATCTGATTTATATGTATATGTAATACCACTCACAACAAAAGTAATTGAGGAATGGTGCAAAATACATAATTATAGAATGGCTTGGCATTGTCCTACATTCAAAGATCAGATAACAGGCAAAATGATGTATGATTGTGCATTTCAGTGGTATGAAAATTAACAGATAGGAGCGTGATTATATGGCGAAACATATTATTGATAAAGACAATACATTAAAAGCGTTGGGAAGCATTAACACATTATTATCTCAATCGTTACAGATAATTAAAAAGGTAAACGAAGATGAACAATGGGATTTTTGTACAGATGATGTTTTGGCAAGACGAGTCAATGCTGCTGAAAGATTAATAAAACAAATATCAGACGTTGTATTTCAGAACGAAAAAGCAAAGTAAATTGTAATTTCCAAAGGAGAGTGATCAAAGTGAAAATAATAAAATGCTATGAAGATTATGTAAAGTTACGCAAAGAGTTAAAGTCAAAACAATATGATTTAATGAATGATAGTATCGGACAATACAATACAGATGAATACAGCGTAGATATTACATTAAGAGATTATGATGGAAGCTGGTGTATTGATTATGATGTGTACAAGCCAAATGGAAATCCAAACTATCTTGATGGTGGCAAGGTATGTGATGTATCTAAAATGCCATTAACAGACAAATGATTTTGGAGGCTGATTAAAAAGAAATTTGAAGAACATATAAAATAAAGGAGGTATACACATGAGAATTGTAACGGTTCGGATTGAGGATAATACAGAAAAAATAGAAAATGTAAAGCAATTAGAAAAATGTAGAAATGAGGTAATTGAAAATATTTCAGACAAAATAGATGAATTACAAGAAGAAGGTTTTATGCAAATATTAGCATATATTAAATGTGCAACGGAAGATTATCTTGGAATAGTGGGTGAAACAACGAAAATAAATAATGTGAGTTGGTTAAAAAATAAACTTGATGTATCCAACTTAACACGTTCGGTTAGGATATGTGCTGATAATAGTGGTGTTTTTATTGACTTTAATTATACAGGAACGCCAGAATGTAAGAACACTCCACCTAGAATGAAGGCTGATTTTGTAAATGGTAATATCATTATTTCTACATCAACTAGAAAAGGAATATGTGATTTGATGCTTCGTTGGGATACTATAAAACCAGAATTTCAGAATAAGATTAATGAAGTATATGAGAGAAAAAGTAAAAATATTAAAAATGATGTAGATGAATTACAGTTTTTATTAAGAGTTGCAGAAAATTTTAAAGTTTAATACAGAGAATAATAAGGCAGACGCAAACAAATGTGTCTGTCTTATTTATTAGGAAGGATGTGAATACAAAAAATGAGTAAAGAGTATTACACGATTGTACGGAAGTATTATGGTCTTCCTGATTATTTGAGCACAGATTTATCAGAAGAAGAAGATTGTTTTTCTTTTGATACAGAATACGAAGCCAATAAATGTTTAAGAGATATATTTGCAAATGGTGAATGGATGGAAGATGAAAAATATGGAAAGGTAAGATATTACGTAGAAAGGAGAACAGAATGAACGGATATGAATATATTTGTGGAACATCAGCACGGTTTAGAAAGAAGTTTCCGAACTTGTATGAACGGAAAGAAAAGAAGCCTGTGTTCATTGATTCAAGTTTGTTGGATAAGATTGAAGATATTCCAGACGAGATCAAGACAGAACTAATAGGCAAATCAAGAATATCACGGATGAACAGAGAAGACTTTGCAATCAATACAGAAGATGAAAACGGATATAAATATTATCTTGATATTGATTGTAGCTGCTATGACTTCTATAAAAATGACAAGTTAGTTTATTCAGTGTTACATGTAGATGGTGTAAGGTGGAATGTATATAAGGCAAATATCTATGATGATTATGAAGATTTGCCTGTAAAGTCTGGCAGTTTAAATTGGAGCGAAAACCTAAATTTTAAGTTGGGTAGAATTGACATTAGTGCTTATGAAAGTGAGGTTGATTGATATGGAAGTTGTTACAAGAGAATACAAAGTATATAACTTTTCTGAATTATCAGAAGATGCAAAAGAAAAAGCAAAACAGTGGTATTTAGATGACGATTTTAGACCACAGGAATTTGAAAATATCTATACTGAAGATTTGCATTATCTATTTAATAATAGTGATTTGAAGATGCAGTTTTCATTATCTTACTGTCAGGGAGATGGATTAAACATCTACGGAAAACTTGATTTGATGGATGTGTTTGCAGCTATAAGAGATACGGATCATAGTGGAGAGCAGTTTAAACAGTATAAAGATTTATTCTCAGAACACGAGCAGAAAACTATTGAAGCATATATGGAGGTTTGTGGAAGAGAGATTGAGCTGCCATACAACAGACATTATTGTTATTGCATAGACGATAGAGTTGATTTTGCTGATGAGTGGATTGAAATATTAGAATATTGCAGATATAAAAATATTCAAATTGACACTATCAGAAAAATGGAAAAACTGGTTGGAACGATGTTTGAGAATTTATCTGCTACATATGAAAAATATGGATATGATTATTTTTACAATGCAGATGATGAAGTTGTAAATGAGACGTGTGAAGCAAATGGATGGAGATTCTTAGAAGATGGAACATTCTTTGCGGAATAAAACCAAAGGAAAGAACTGTTTACAATGAATAGGAGACAATAATTATGGAAGAAAAAGATATTAGAATTTGTCCAGTATGTAATAAGGAAGTAGAAAGAAATGATATGAATTTCACAAGAGACTGTCATGGAATTACATTCAGATTAGTGTGTAATAATTGTTGGGAAAAATTAATGGAAAATGGATATGACGGTCAATATTATAGTGAAGCAGATGAATGTATTGATGAAGATTATTAGGAGGTACAAAATTATGTTGGAAAATATTTATAAAATGATTGGATTCGATGATACAGTATTTGATACGCCAGAGAAAACAGATAAAGCACATACAAAACTAATGAAATTACTGGATATGTGCAAACAACTTGGAATTATTGGGAAGATTGATGAGGATATGTTAGACAGAATAGAAAGTGAGGATATGTGATGATTGAATATGGATATAGACATAATGAATGGTTAGCTGTTTATGTAGATGAATGTGGTGATGAACAGATAATTCCATTCGATACTTTTGAACAAGCTATTGAATATTTAAAATGCTGTTCTTGTAAGATTGGTGTTATGACAACATCCTATTATTATCACAAGGTAAAAAATATTTGATTGGAAGAGAGGTTGATTTTATGAAATATTATGAAACAAAAATAGGTAGAATTATTGAAAAAGAGTTTGATTCACGAATGGGAAATGCAGTTATTTCCTATATCATGGATAAAGGAATGAGTAATGTAAAGAAAATTACTGACGAGCAGATTAAGAAGCTCGAAGGCAACGGATTAATGACGCAGGATTTTATTCAATCATTAGTAAGATGTGCAAGACGGATTTGCCAGGAATGCGAATGGACAGAGTTAATTGAATTTATTCGATTATATCTATGGTGTACTCCAACAGTACATGATGTGTGCTTGTATAAAGAAGATTTTACATATGAGTCATTTGCAGAGTTACTTAAAGATTTGGATCTTGATGAAAGCGAAGTTGGTGAGGAAATTAAATTGTTTGCAGTTGTTGATAAGGATTGTTTAAAGGAGTGATTGATATGATGACAGAAGAGAGATTTAAAGAGACAAATTACAAAATGAGTTATGAGGAATATAAGAAATGTTGTTGTCACAGATGCATGAAGGAAGATTGTATTCACAGAGATGCATATAGAAGATTACCTGAGATTGATGGTGGTCTTGGCTTGTGTCCTAATTTGAAGGGAGAGTGATTGAAATGGTACAACCTACAAGCGGATTTCATGTCTATTCAGATTTGAATACATGGATTGATTTTATGATTGTAATTAATATATACGAAAATTTTTCAAAGGCAGAAAAAATTATAAGGGAAGCAGAAGAAACTTATTGGACGGATGAGGATGCTTATAGCGAAACAATGGCAGATTGGATTGGTAGTAAATTAGAAGAGAATAATATTTCGTTTGAGATTTTCTTTAAAGATGAAGACGAGGAGAGTGATTGAAATGTATAAACTGCGAATATATAAACTGTCTGGTATAGACAAAGGGAACTTAGACCGTGAGGAACTGTTCGATACCAAAGATCAGATGGACAAAAGATATGATGAATTGTTCAAAAAAGGGTTTGTATGGCTTAAATCCGACTGCATGGGAACAGAAAAATGGTGAATGGAAACGATTGGAGGGATATTAATATGGAAGTAAGGATATATCAAAACAAGCGAAATAAACAAAAGTACATAG